GCGTGATGACTTTGTAGCCTTCTTCAATCAACACAAGGAAGCAACATGGGTTTTCCACAATGGCATAGGGTTCGATGTGCCTGCACTGGAACGCCTGTGGGGTGTTTCCTTTGATAGGGCTAGGGTAGTGGATACCCTGGTTCTTGGAAGGCTTGCAAACCCCAGCAGGGAGGCAGGGCACAGTCTAGCCTCCTATGGTGAGGCTCTAGGGTTCCCCAAGGGTGATCATAGTGACTGGTCACAATGTACTCCCGAGATGATCGAGTATTGTCTGAGGGACGTGCAGGTGACCAAGAGGCTACATGAGTACCTCTTGAAGGAACTCCAAGGGTTCTCGGAGCAGTCCATTCAACTAGAGCACCAAGTGGCATGGATCATCACAGAGCAAACCCGCAATGGGTGGCTCTTGGATCAAAGGAAGTGCTACACCTTTCTTGGTGAACTAAAGCGGAAACTGATGGAGCTGGAGGATATGGTTCTCTCCGTATTCAAACCACTACCTGTCTTTGAAAAGGAAGTAACACCAAAGTACAAACTCAACGGGGATCTATCCTCAGTGGGTCTTAAGTTCTTTGGTGAGGACCAATGGCAACAGGTGGCAGGACCTTTCAGCAGGATAAGCTGGTCACCCTTCAACCTTGGCTCGCGGCAGCAGATTGGGAGATACCTTCAATGGTTTGGATGGCAACCCAAGGAGTTCACTGAGACAGGTCAACCCAAGGTGGATGAAACTGTCCTAGAGGGTGTTCCTATTCCCCAAGCACAACTCATAGCACAGTACCTGATGGTACAGAAAAGAATTGCTATGGTGGAGTCTTGGTTGGAGCTGGTGGACAAGGACAGTAGGGTCCACGGGGAAGTCAGAACCAATGGCGCAGTAACGGGGAGGATGACACACAGCAACCCCAACATGGCACAGGTGACAGCCAATGGGAAGCCCTATGGGACTGACTGTAGAGCCTGCTGGGTGGTACCAAAGGGGTACAAGTTGGTGGGTGTAGACGCCAGTGGGCTTGAGTTGAGAATGCTTGCACACTACATGAATGATCCTGAGTACACCAAGGAGATCCTAACGGGTGATGTACATACAAAGAACCAACTAGCAGCAGGATTAGAGACCAGGAACCAAGCAAAAACCTTTATCTACGCTTTCCTGTACGGGGCAGGAGACGCCAAAATAGGGTCCATTGTGGGTAAAGATTCCCGAGAGGGAAAGATGCTGAAGGAGAAGTTTCTTAGCAACGTGCCTGCTTTAGCAGCCCTTAAGGAACAAGTGTCCTCTAAAAGCCATAGAGGGTTCTTATTTGGTGTTGATGGTAGAAAGGTTTATATCCGATCAGAACATGCTGCATTGAACACACTTCTCCAAAGTGCAGGTGCAATTGTTATGAAAAAAGCACTGTGTATCCTCCATGAGTATGCTAATATGTGGGGTCTTGACTTTAAGTTTGTAGGTAACATCCATGATGAAATACAAAGTGAAGTCAAGGAAGAGCAAGCCAGATCCTTTGGGATCTTGGCAGTACAATCCATCCAAGCAGCAGGGCTTCACTTCAAGCTCAACTGTCCTCTGGCTGGTGAGTACCACATTGGAGACAATTGGAGTGAAACACATTGAATAAGGACAAAAGCCGAGTGGGTGATCTCGCTGAGTTCTATGCAGTGACCTGGCTTTGGGACAATGGCTTTGAGGTTTATCAAAACTCTGGATCAACGGGTCCAGTGGACATTGTTGCAATCAAGAACGGAAAGGTTTGGCTCTTTGACATCAAGAGCAAGAAGAGTGAGCTGAACTGGGGTTTCAAAAGAACCTTTGCTCAAGAGATGCTTGGAGTACAGATCCTAGTGTTTAATCCTAGAACACGAAAGATGCGCTTTGTCAAGCACCGTAAGCACAACGAGGGTATTCTATGATTCATACACTAGTAGATGATATTTACTCTGTTGTTCTCTCCAAGAGGGCACCAGAGGGGGTTGATGTTGAGAAAGAGATTGACGCCTTTGGTGAGGCAGTCAAGGATCTCATGCGTAAGGAGTTCCTTAGCAAGAGCTTCGATTCTCGCAAGCTGAGGCTCTCAAATATTGGAAGAGACGACCGTTATTTATGGAATCACTATCACAGTAAAGCACGGCAGAAGTACCGCCCAGAGAACCTCATCAAGTTCCTCTATGGTCACATCATCGAGGAGATGCTGCTGTTCCTGGTTAAGATGTCCGGGCATAAGGTGACACATGAACAGCATCCCTGTGAGGTAGTTGAGGTCAAGGGGTCTATGGACTGTAAGATTGATGGGATTGTGACTGACATCAAGTCCACCAGCACCTATGGCTTCAAGAAGTTCAAGGATGGGTCACTGGCTTATGATGATCCCTTTGCCTATGTGGGACAGATCAAAGCCTATGCTCACTCCGAGGGTGAGACAAAGTACGGGTGGCTTGCAATGGACAAGCAGAATGGACACCTGACCTATCTCATGTACGATGAGAAGGACACCCAGGCTCCAGTACATGAGAAGATCAGCTACTCCATTGAGGATCGAGTGAAGCACGTATGGCAGATGGTGAACAAGAATGAACCACCTGAGAAGCCCTGTGCAGAGCCTGTGCCTGATGGCAAGAGTGGCAACATGGCATTGACGGCTACCTGCTCCTACTGTCACTTCAAGAAGGTCTGCTGGGAGGGTGTACGGGGGTTTGTGTACTCCACGGGTCCAAAGTTCTTCACCAAGGTAGTTAATGAACCCAAGGTTCCAGAGATCCCCTATGCCGAGATCCAGTAGTAGATACCGAAGTGGTCTTGAGAGGGACTTTGCACAAGGGGTGACTGGATGGGAGTTCAAGTTTGAACCCTTCATGTTGCCCTATGTGATCCACAGGGAGTACAAACCTGACTTTGTACACTCCGATAGTGGGATCATTGTGGAGTGCAAGGGGTTCTTTAGGACGGGTGATACTCAAAAGTACAAAGCCATTAGGGACAGTATCAATAAGTACAATGAATTGATATTTATTCTCTCTGACCCAAGGAAGAAAGTACGTAAAGGTTCTGACATTACTATGGGCAAGTGGTGTGAGAAGGAAGGGTTTAGATACTTTACACTATCACAACTAGATGAGTTCCTTGCTTATGTTGACAATGCTTCAAAGAAGAAGAGAAAGAAGTCGGCAAGACTGTAACTGGGAGACATTCTTTATGAGAAACAGTATTGATAATGCCACCCCTGCTGAATGGGATGCCGTTGCAAAGCCAAAGCACTACAACCAAGGGTCCATTGAAGCCATAGAATACATTAGGCAACAATTAGGATCAGGTTTGTGTAACTATTATGAGGGTTCTGTGTTAAAATATATGCACAGGTATAAGTACAAGAATGGTCTTGAGGATCTTAAGAAGGCTAGCTGGTACTTGGAAAGACTCATTGAGGAGTACATTGTGCATGGAAAATAAAGAGGAAAAATATCTTGACTTTAATCTGTATCAGCGCCTTGCTTCTCGCACTGCGCTTTATGAAGACCGAATGTATCCCGTTTGTTCTCTCATGGTGGAAGCAGCGGAACTGGCTGACCTGTTCATCAAGCCCATTCTGAGGGGTGATGCTGTTAGTGTGGACCGTGCAAAGGTCATTAGTGAAGCAGGGGATGTCCTTTGGAACCTTGCCATGATCCTGGATGACATGAACATTGACTTTGAGAAAGTAGCTAAAGCCAATGTAGAGAAACTTAAGAAGCGCTTGGAAGATGGAACCATTCAGGGTAGAGGTGATCGCTGATGCAAGTCATTCAAGGTGGCTTTGGGAAGAAAAACAAAGAAGAAACTGAAAAGACCATTCAGGAGATCATTGATAAAATTGAAATCAAAGATCAAATTCCTGATTCTTTTGTAGCCTTCATTGAGCATGAAGGGGAGCTACACACTATCTGTTACCCCATACTCAGCCCAATAGAGATCCTTGGTGCCCTTGAGGCACATAAGTTCAACATTCAGTTTGCAATGGCTATGGGGACACAGGAAGAGGAGGACCTTTGATGGATCTATACCAACAGTACATTCATAAATCCAGGTATGCTCGATACCTACCCAATCATAACCGAAGGGAGCATTGGGGAGAAACTGTTTCTCGGTACACTAACTATTGGCATAAGAAAGGTTCTATTGACGAAGAGACAGCAAACTTGCTTTGGGCTTCCATCTTTGACATGCAAGTCATGCCTTCCATGCGGGCACTGATGACAGCAGGGGAAGCACTGGATCGAGACAACGTAGCAGGCTTCAACTGTAGCTACATTGCCGTAGACAGCCCCCGAGCCTTTGATGAGATGATGTACATTCTCATGTGTGGGACTGGGGTGGGCTTTAGTGTAGAAAGACAATACATTGCTAAGTTGCCTGAAGTAGCTGAAGACTTCTATGACACAGACACCATCATTCACGTATCGGATTCAAAGATCGGGTGGGCAAAAGCCTTCCGAGAACTCCTATCGTTGCTCTATTCAGGTCAAGTACCCAAGTGGGACGTTAGTCGAGTGCGTCCTGCTGGGGCACCTCTCCGGACTTTCGGAGGGAGGGCTTCAGGTCCAGAACCTCTTGTCAGCCTATTCCGGTTCTCAGTTGACCTCTTTAAGGGAGCTGCTGGAAGAAAACTTACAAGCCTGGAATGCCACGACCTCTGCTGCAAAATCGCTCAGATTGTTGTCGTTGGAGGAGTCCGCAGGTCAGCCCTGATTAGCCTGAGTAACCTGAGTGATGATCGCCTTCGGCGTGCAAAGCATGGTCAGTGGTGGGTAGACCAGCCCCAGCGTGGCTTGTCAAACAACAGTGCTTGCTATACGGAGAAGCCTGAGTTTGATCAGTTCCTGTCTGAATGGGCTGCACTGTATGAGTCCCGTAGTGGTGAACGAGGGATCTTCTCAAGGGTTGCTTCTCAGAAGCAGGCAGCCAGGAATGGTCGTAGGGACACTAACTTTGAGTTTGGTACAAACCCCTGCTCAGAGATCATCCTACGTCCTAACCAGTTCTGTAACCTGAGTGAGGTTGTGGTTCGACCCAATGACACTTTGGATGATCTAAATAACAAAGTACGTGTAGCTACA